AAACTTGATGGTGCAGACCAGAAATAAGGCTGACGTTAAGCCTAATTTGGATATGGTACGTCAAATGGTATTGAACAGTTTACGAGGTTTTAATCTAAAATTTAAAGACGAGTATGGTGACATGGTACTATGCTCAGACGCCGCTGACCCTTGGCGTAGAGAGATATTTCCACATTATAAACACGGTAGACGTAAAGGTAGAGTTGATTCAGATACCGATTGGGATAATATCTTTGATATCATGGCTACCATTAAGAAAGAATTAGTTGATAACTTTCCTTATAAAGTTATGCATGTAGATAATGCCGAGGCAGATGATATAATCGCAACACTAATTAAGAAACAAGAGGATATGATCTATCTTATCATATCTGGTGACAAGGACTTTATACAATTACACCATTATGGTAATGTTTACCAGTTTAGTCCTATTTTAAAAGGTTTCATTGGCGAACAGGATGACCCTATTGCCTTTCTACACGAACAAATTATAAAAGGTGACCGGTCAGATGGTGTACCAAATGTGTTGAGTAAAGATGATATATTTTTAGAACAAGGTGTAAGACAAAGACCTATTAACAAGAAAAGAATGGCTGAATTTGGTAATATTGAAACCAATATGACAATAGACGCCGAGATTAAGAAGAACTATTTACGGAATAAGAAGTTAATAGACCTGGCAGAGATACCAGAACACATAGAAAACCGAATTATAAATAGTTTTACGAATTATAAAGTAAAAGACAGGTCGCTCCTGTTACCTTACTTTATGAAAAATAAGATGAAGACATTGATTGAACAAGTTAATGACTTTTAACATATATATGGAGAAATAAATTATGGCTGAACAACCAAAAATGAATCCAGCAATGATGTCAGCGTCAAGAACTATGGGCTCTACGGAACCTACAGTAAACGAAATCTTTACACTGATAAACAATGCTAAGATTAAATCTGAAAAGATTGCAATCCTTAAAAAACATGATACTCAAGCAATGAGACAGTTGATTAAGGCAGCTTTTGATCCTAAAATAGAGTTTGATTTACCAGAAGGAACACCACCTTTTATACGTAATGAAGCTCCAGCAGGAACAGAGCATACAAGTCTTTTTTATGCAAGTAAAAAACTATGGCGTTTTGTTAAAGGCGCTGATGATACTATTAACAGACTCGCAAAAGAGAAAATGTTTTTAGGTCTATTAGAAGCTTTACAAGAGAAGGACGCAGATGTTCTTATTGGCATAAAAGACAAAAAATTAAACAACATGTATAAAGGATTAACGGCTAGTGTAGTTAAAGAAGCTTTTAACTGGAACGATGACTTTATGCAACAGACAAATAAGTCGATTCTTAAAGAATTATTGTCTTAAAACCTCACATTTTTAAGGGTGCGACAGACCGTACCCTTAAAAAACCCTTATAAATCAACACTTTTATATTTATTTTTCGCTTGACTTTAATACACGAATGGTATATCCTAAATATATTAAAGAGAAGAAAGGTATATATTATGAAAAAGTTGATAGTAATTTTAACTGTATTATGGTTAGGCTTAAGTGCTTTTGCCAATTCAGTTAAAGCAGACGATTATAATACGGCAGTTATAGGCCATGTTATATCAGAGACGATAAAGAATAGTGACATTGACCATAAGTCTATTATGGAAGGAGAACTTTCAAGACTTGGACACCTTTATGCTTTGGAAGTGTTATCTGTATTAGAAAAACATTTACCATATGTTCTTGATTCTATTATGACAGAATTAAGATTAGAGGCCGACCTTAAATATAAATGTGAACTATTAAAAGACACTAAAGCAGTTGATAAAGATTGTATATAATGATAAACTTAAACATAGGAGAAACTAGAGTTGTTAAAGACATCAAAAAAATATACAAGAACCAAGAAGTTATTAAAGGCTGATCTTACTAAAAAATCATCACGTTGGAAATATAAAACTAGATATATTGATATAAAGAAATATTTTGCTATGATAAATGAACTAGTATTTGATAATAAATTGTCACCGTTTAATAAAGTTTATCTTAAACAGATGAGAAATGGTACAATGGGTCAGGTTATAACTTACGATTGGGAAAGACGTGGAACTAGAGAGTATGAATTACACATGCTACCGTTTTACGAAGACAAACAAGAATTTGCTAACACGTTAGCACATGAAATGGTACATCTATATCAGATGGCCAACCAAGGCGATACTGGTAACCATAACGCCTTATTTTATAGTTACCGAACAAAATTAAATAGAATAGGATTGGATTTATAATGAGTCAAACAATGAGACGAAAAGTGAAAGAACTAGACCCTTATCTTAAAGGTAGAATAGGTGAGGCATTAATACAATTACAAGAACTACATAAGCCATCAAATTTACCAGGTACATCAAGAGTATATTACACTGGTAATTGGGCAAAAGACGTTTACGATAATTATACTGATAAACAAGCGGCTACTATATTTGCAAAAGTGGCCAAAATGAAAGAAGGCCTATCTCTACATCAAGTTAAATTACCGTCATTTAAAGACGAAGAAGGAAAAGAGTGGAGTGGTTATGATTACGTTGCGAGGAAATTATGAGTCGAATAAAAACTATAATCCGAACTATTATGTTCATGGTTATAATAATATTCTGTATTGGAACAGTACATTATTATAAAATGGAGGCACAGGCTAAAGTGCCTACGAGACCTGATTTTGAACATACAAACAATCAACAATTTATAAACAACGTTAATCAATGTATTGAATATATCTATTTTTATGAGAAAACGATTAACAAAGTAGACAAAGATTTATTGTTGGCACAGGCGGCTCTAGAGTCGGGCTGGGGAAATAGTAGATTTGCCAGAGTTGGTAAAAACCTTTTTGGTATTAGAACATACGATTTACAAGAGCCTCACATGTTGCCATCAAACAACCCAAAGAAATGGGGAGTTAAAGTATTCCAACACGAGTGTGATAGTGTTCTACATTATATCAACACATTAAGCAATCATAGTGCATATGAGAAGTATAGAGAAAAACTGGCTGAAGGAGTTGATAGTTTAGAGTTGGTAGAAACACTTGACGCATATGCCAGTGATAAAGACTATTTCTGGAAAGTAAAATCAATCATCAAAAAAATAAGAGAGTCTTACAAACATTAATATGTTTTTAATCATACTAACATTTTTAAGTGCGATATCTATATCTGTAATAGCCGCTGGTTATTCTATTATAGGTCTTGCAACACTATTTGCCGGTGCAGTGACGCCGATTATTGCTATGGGTAGTGCATTAGAAGTTGGTAAGTTGGTAGCCGCCAGTTGGCTGTACCATAATTGGCGCTCAGATATACCTAAATTATTAAAAACATATCTGTTTACGGCCATTGTAATTTTAATTTTTATCACGTCAATGGGTATCTTTGGTTTCTTATCAAAAGCACACCTTGACCAAGTTAAACCTGTAAGTGGTAATAATATAAAAATAGAATTAATAGATAATCAAATTGCTCAAGAACAAAAGATTATTGATAGGTCACAAAAGACATTAGATTTATTAGACAAAGGTTTAGAAGTTTATATAGATAAAGAATACGTCACAAGAGGTTTAAAAGAACGTAAGAAACAAGAGGAAGAAAGAAATGCTTTAAATGAGGCGATTAACAATGCGAGTGATAAGATAGCAGAGTTAACAAATAAGAAAGCAACACTTTCACTAGAACAAGATAAAATAGAGGCCGAAGTAGGTCCTATTAAGTATATTGCAGAGTTGATATACGGTGAGAACGCAAAAGATAATTTTGACAAGGCAGTTAGAGGTGTAATATTGGTTTTAATATTTGTATTTGACCCATTAGCAGTATTGTTATTGATAGCGGCTAATATATCATTAAGACAATGGCGTATGAAACGTCAATTAACACAAACAGCTAAAAAAGAAAATTTACAACAAAGATTAGACAGATTACAAAAGAGGAACAAGAGATTAAGAAAGTATCAAAGAATTTCCAAAGACCTTGACATGAGTCCAGATGAGATAAAATTAAAACTTAATCAGATTGTGAATTTAGATGATAAGAATTAGCATATTACTATTATTACTATTAACAGGTTGTGGTACGTTACCAGCAGTTGTAGGTACGTCTGCTAGTACATACGAGTCATATAAGACTATAACCTTTGTTAAAGGTGGAGTTGACTTATCTTTAGCCGCTAGTGGTGAGAAGACAACAGATGACAGAATACTATCTAAAATAACAGGCTACGATTGTAAAATACGTAGAGTTTTGGACGAAGGAATTGAGGCAGTGTGCCAACAATTAAAAATTAAGTCGGTTAACCCTAACCAGGAGACCAAAGAGGAATAACAGAAAGGTATATTATGATTACAAGTGAAGACATCAAACGAATCTACAACAATCATAACAAAATAGAAAGACTTATAAACAATGCTATATCAGCTTGTAAAAAGGCTGAATCAGACGATTGGAAAGAACTATGGCATGGTATATTTGTTAAATTATGTAAGAAATATAATAGAAGTGACTTATATAATAAAAACTTACACTAACTGGTTGCCATTTAACGATTTATATGGTATATTATAAATATGAAAACGATAAACGTCACATTAAAAAAGAAAACGGTCTCCGAAGTTTATAATCAAGTTAAACTTTGTAGTGACCTTGGTTTTCCTAACTTTCAGAAAGGCGAACCTATTAATAAATTAATGCGTGAAATAAAAAGAGAGATTATGAAACAGAAAAAAGCCGATAAGATTGTATTATGGAAAGAATTGTTAGATTTCTGGCCATTATCAATTGTAGTACCAGCATGTTTACTTGCTATACTAATTGGTCCATATTTAATGAGGTAGTATGAACATATTTTATCTAGACAAAGATCCAGTTGTGTCTGCTCAAATGAGTTGTGACAGGCATGTATGTAAAATGATTATAGAGTCTGCTCAAATGTTATCTACAGCACATAGATTGCTAGACGGTATAGAGTGGACAGATTACTCTAAAACAGGTCGTAAGATTAAAAGATGGCGACTAGAAGATTTACATTTAGAAGATACAATTTACAAAGCGTGTCATACCAAACACC